GTTCTTAAATCAAACGGAACTAATCTACCGGCTGAACGTATTTCTAAACTATTAGAGTCATGGCGCACTGCTCGACTTACTAAATCTACTGCGTTTCTAAACGCTGACGTAGAATTGCAAGCGTTGGGCATCGATCCAGCAAAACTCCAGTTAAATGAGGCACGCCAGTACGTTGCTCTGGAATTGGCTCGCGCTTGCAACCTTCCTGCATATTTCGTAAGCGCCGAGATGACAAGCATGACATACTCAAACTCAGTATCAGAACGTCGTTCACTTATTGACTTTTCAATGAAGCCAATACTTACGACTATTGAACAAAGGCTCAGCATGCCAGATTTCGTTTCTAATACGACTGAGGTTCGTTTCAGCCTAGACGAGTTCCTTCGTACCGATGCATTGCAACGTGCGCAGGTCTACGAGATTCTTAACCGTATTGGTGCGATGTCCGTGGAGCAAATTCAAGAAGAAGAGGATCTAATCGATAATGGAAATTAATTTCTCAATGAATGTAGTAGCCGCTGACGCCGCAAAGCGCGAAATCACCGGCAGAGTCGTCACTTGGGGCGAAAAGGGTTATACCTCAGCAGGAGAAACAGTATTTGAGCCGAACTCAATAGAGTTCGGTAAGAAGACAAAACTTCTTCTTGAGCATGAGCGTACTAAGCCACTAGGGACTCTCAAATCTTATGAAATTACCGATCAAGGCATCGACGCCGTTTTTCATGTCGCCAAGACAAGCGCTGGCGAAGATGCATTAGTTGAAGCAAGCACAGGTCTACGCGATGGATTTTCAGTAGGCGTAAAAGTCGATGCTTGGGATAACAAAGACGGAGTAATGCACATTAGCGCTGCAAAACTCATCGAAGTTTCGTTGGTGACAGATCCAGCGATTGATTCTGCTCGCGTTTCCGACGTAGCAGCATCAGAAAACACAGAGGAAGTTCCAACAGAGGAAATTCCATTAAATTGGCGTTATCAACGAGTCACGTCCGTTTATTGATTCAATCGAGAGAGCACCTCTCCCACAAACTGGAATGAAGATTTTTACGCCAAAATTAGGCACGAAGGCCACCGTAGCCTTGACTGCCGAGGGCGCTGAGTTCTCATCAACAGATACAAGCGTCACCTTCCAAGAAGACACAGTTGTTAAGTTCGCAGGCGCAGGTATCATCGACGTCGAACTACTTGACCGCAGCGAACCCGGGTTCCTTGACCTTTATCTCCGTGAGTTGGCTGAATCCTATGCAATCAAGACAGATGCATACGCAGCACAAATCGCAGCACAGAACGCAACACAGTCATCTGCAGCAACAATCTATGCGTCAATCGCAAAGGGTATTGCAGATTCATACGGCGTAATGCGCTCAACTCCAAACCGCTTGCTCGTTGCTAACACAGGTGGAGAAGACGGAATCGATTTCGCAGGACTTCTTGCAGCAGTCGATTCAACAGGTCGCCCACTATACGCAGCCGCAGCACCTACAAATGCTAACGGCCTCGTATCACAAGGCTCAACATCAGGCACAGTCGCAGGTCTTGGACTTGTCGTAGATGCTAACTACACAGGTGACGATGCAAACGCAAAGCATGCACTTGTCTACCCATCAAACGCAATGCGCTTCCACGAGAGCAACAAGATTGAACTTCGTGCAAACGTAGTTGCAAACGGTCAGGTTGAAATCGGACTCTACGCTTATGTAGCAGTCGTGAACCGTTACCCAGCAGCGTTCCGTAAGTTGAACGTAGCGTAACCAAACTAATCATGGGGGGGCGGTTGCTCCCGATCGTCCCCCCAGTCGCTTACTAGAGAGGATGTAGAGATGGCTTCAATCGTTACAGTTGCTGAACTAAGGTCAATCCTTGGCGTCTCTACGTCCCTCTACAGTGATGCTTATTTAACGGACGTAATAGATACCGCTGAAGCCGTAATTTTGCCTATGCTGGTCAAATACGCATCGCCTATTTCAGCCGTTGAACTTCAAGATAACATCGCTCGATACATCGTATTAGGCGAGAATAATTTTTCAGAGGGTCAGAGCGTAGTCATCACAGGATGCGGCTCCCCGTTTAATGGAACTTTTACAATTTCAGATTCTTTTGAAGATTCATTCAGTGTCGCTATAACAAATGCTGACATCACCCTAAAGAACGTCATTCCATCAGGCTTGGCAACCCTTTCGGGCGCATCTACTTATGTCGGAATTAGTGCAGTCGAGTCAGCAGTTCTTGCAGTATCCGTAGAAGTATTTCAATCTCGTATCGCTCCCGGCGGTCAGATTGAGGGCGTAGATTTCACTCAAGTATCGCCTTATCGTTTAGGCCGTAGCCTTTTCAACAGAGTGTCAGGCCTCTTGGGTGCGTATATTGACACTGATTCTATGGTGCAATAATGCCAGCATCAACCATCCTCGACACAGTGCGTCAGCCATTAGCAACCGCATTTGCTAACGTAGCCGGTAACGTCTATGCCTACGTTCCAGAGGCTCCCATGGTTCCGTTCGTAGTCTGCGTTCCAGATTCGCCGTACCTAGAATTAGACATCATTAACAAGACGACAATTCATACTAAAATTAACCTCGTTATCTCGGTCGCAGTTGCATACAACTCCAACCCTGCATCGCTCGATAATCTCGAGCAATTAGTCATTAGCGTTCTGAAAGTTATCCCGTCAGGATACACAATCGGAGCGGTAGAAAAACCAACGGTTACTCAAGTCGGCCCATCCAATTGCTTGGTTGCAGATATTAGAGTTTCCACCTACTACACACAAACAAACTAAAGGATAAACAATGGCAACCACAGTAATCACAGGTCGCGACGTTTCTCTATCTTTCACAGGTGGAACAGATGTCGATGCTCAAGCAACCTCAGCGATCCTCACAAAGACAAACCTTCGCGAGACATATCAGACTCTCGATGGCGAGGCTTACAAGACTACAAACGTAGAAGGCACATTTGCCCTTTCTATGCTTGCTGACTGGGGTAAGGCTAACTCAGTATGCGAGGCTCTATGGGCTGCAGCAGAGTCAGCACCAGATACAACAATTTCAGTCACAATGACCGCCGTCACTGGCGCACAGTTCGTCTTCCCAATCCTTCCAGAGTTTCCAACCGCAGGTGGATCAGGAACAGACGCTCAGACAGTAGACTTCACATTCAAGATCGCTAAGGGTGAAGTTACAGAAACCTTTAGTTAAAAACTAGAAACGGGAGCAAACAATGCAACAAAATATAACAATTAAATATATAGACGGAACTGAAACTACTTACCAAGTAAGACCGCCAGATTACGCCAAATGGGAGATGACCACTAAAAAGGTTATTTCTCAATTCGGTGGGATGTACGACATTCTTTATGTCGCTCATTCAGCCATGAAGCGTGAAGCCGGCGGTAAGCCAGTTAAACCATTGGATATATGGATGGAATCAGTCGCCGATGTTGAAGTCGGTGATGAGAGCCCAAAAGTCATCCAAGAGGAAGCGTAAGCCGACTCTTAGTTGAACTGGCAATAGCCACACAGATCCCCATGGATCACTGGCAAACAGGTGAGGATATTCTGACCGCTATTGAAGTATTAGAGGAGCGTAACCGTGGCAGGTGAGTTAGTAGCACTAGACCAGAGCGAACTTCGTGCAGTCTTCAAGGCACTTAAGAATATGAACGAAGAAGCAGTAGAAGAAGCAAAACGCCAATCGGGAGCATTGGCGGAATTCGCTCGAGATGAAATCATTCAGACATCTAACTCTCTGCAAAGCCGTAAAGTAGCCAGTCGTATTGCTCAGGGTTCTCGTGTAAAGAAGTCAAGCCGTATCGGTGAAATTACTTATGGTTTCGCTTCTCAAAAGTTTTCAGGTGGGGCGACCACTAAGCAAATCTGGGGCGGCTCAGAGTTCGGTTCCAATAAATATAAGCAATTCCCCGTATGGTCTGGCCGTCAAGGTCGAGGCTCTAAGGGTTGGTTTATTTATCCAACGTTACGCAAGATTCAACCGCAGATCGTTGCTAAATGGACTGCCGCGTTCGATAAAATTCTAAAGGAGTGGACATAATGGCAACAGGCACAAGAGCCTTAACGCTCAAACTCCTTGCAGACGTTGATAACTTCACCAAGAATCTCAAGACTGCCGATAATGACGTTCAGACATTTGGCGGCAAAGTATCAGAATTTGGTAAGAAAGCCGGACTAGCCTTTGCAGCCGCAGGTGCAGCGGCCGTTGCTTATGCAGGCAAGTTAGCGATCGATGGCGTTCAGTCAGCCATTGCAGACGCAGCCGCTCAGCAAAAATTAGCGCTTACTTTAGAAAACGTCACTGGGGCGACAGAAGCCCAGATAGCCGCCACAGAAGATTACATAACTAAAACATCTTTAGCCTTTGGCGTTACAGATGAAGAACTTCGTCCTTCTCTAGAGCGTTTAGCCAGAGCCACGGGTGATCTTCAGAAAGCACAAGAATTACAAACCGTTGCGATAGATGTCGCCGCAGGTAGTGGCAAATCACTTGAGGCCGTCACAAATGCCATGGCACGAGCCGCCGAGGGCAATACTGCATCTCTTGGCAAGTTGGGCATTGGGCTCTCAAAGACCGAACTTGCAACTATGTCTATGGAGCAGATTACCTCGAAACTAGCGGCTACCTTCGAGGGTCAAGCCTCAGCCAAGGCGGATACATTCCAAGGCAAAATGGATCGACTCAAAATCGCCTTCGATGAAGGTAAGGAAACAGTAGGCGCTTACATCCTTACTGCAATTACGCCTATGGTTGAAACCATCGTAAACAAGGTAATCCCCGCAATCTCAAACTTTACGAGCAATCTAGGCGAGAAGTTAGCGCCAGTAATGAAGATCATTCAGCCAATTATTAATGGCGTTACAACGGCATTCAACACAGTTCGCAAGGCCTTAGAAGATAACAACACACAACTGCAACCATTCTACGATTTTATGGTGGGAATCTATAATTTCGCTAAAGACTTCTTGGCTCCAATTATTGGCAAAACTTTAGGCCTAGCATTTCAATCATTAGGTAAGTTTATTGCTGGCGCAATCGATATCTTCGCTGATTTCGTATCTACTTTAAGCAATATCTATAATCGTATTGTCGGAATCATCAACGCCATTAAGAACGCGGCTTCAGCCGTGTCTGGCTTCTTTGGCGGCGGAAATAACCCAAGTCCAGTCACCCCAAAAATATCTGCTAGCCCAGCATTACCAAGAGTTACGGTTCCTTCTAGCCAGACGAACATTACCGTGAACGGCGCAATCGACCCAGAAGGTACGGCTCGAACAATTGTAAACGTCCTTAATAATTCAGCCGCAAGAGGCACACTTGGCGCGGCAGGATTCTCTACGCCATGACCGCCTATACCCCTGATTATAAGGTTCTTATCAATGAGGTCGAGTTATCCAACATCACGATAGCCGATCTCACTATTACCTCAGGCCGTACCGACATCTACCAGCAACCCGTTGCCGGGTATTGCCAATTACAGTTACTAAATCTCAATAACGCGAGTTACGATTTTACGGTAGGTACAAGCCTTACGGTAGAGGTTACAAACTCCGTAGGGACTTATATCCCAATCTTTGGTGGCCTTATATCCGATTTTACGGTGACGGTTAATAGCGCTGGCGATCGAGGATATACAACTATCGCCACTATTACTGCGCTTGGAGCCCTATCTAAACTTCCTAAGATTATTGATGCTGGCGTATTAAGTGCCGACTTTGACGGCGATCAGATTTACACTCTTCTCAATGGTTATCTATTAGGATCATGGAATGACGTTCCCCCTGCTGAAACATGGGCAGCCTACAACCCTACAGAGACGTGGGCTAATGCCGTAAACGTAGGATTAGGTGAGATTGATCAACCCGGCAACTATGAACTTATCGCTCGATCATCGAGCAACACAGACCTTTA